ATGGAGAAAGAAATATTAGAACTTGCTAAAAATATAGCACCATCTACACAGTTATCAGTAGAACAAGTAGCTGGTGTTATTTATGAAATTATTGATAGTCAAAAGAAGTCAAGAATTAAATTTGAAATAGATGAAGAATATATTCAAAAAGCTATTTGGGTCAAAACTGTGATGGGAGAAATATAAAGACATTTCCCTTAAAATAAAGTTTTTATGGAAATAGGAGGTTTGATCATTCAACATACTTCGTAGGGATATTAGTAGGCATGATACAGATCTGCATAACTCACCTATTAAATAAATAATTAAAATTAATATATTCCTAGTAGGTACAAAGATGGAGGAAGAAAATGAACATAAAATTGGAAAGTATCTTAAATTGCATAAAAGAATATAAAAAACAAGACCTCATAAGCGTAAGTATGAGTATAAATATAGATGAATTTGAAGAATTAGAAAAGAATAGAACAGAGTTCTGTCATGAACTAGGCAAAATTTTAGGAAGTTGTAAGATAGAAGTAGAAAAAATAAATGAAGAATTTAGATTCTTAAAAATAGAAAAGGTAGAAAATTAAAAATGTATAGAAATATGAAAAGAAGCGAATCTACAGAACAAATGGCATTAATAGATTGGTGTAATATAAATGTCTGCATATATCCAGAGTTATCACTTATATACCATATACCTAACGAAGGTAAAAGAAGTAATTATCAAGGTAAGAAGCTGAAAAGAGAAGGTTTAAAAAAGGGAGTTCCTGACTTATGCCTTCCAGTTTCTCGAAAAAATTATCATGGTTTATACATAGAAATGAAATATGGAAACGGAAGAACTAGCAAAGAACAAAGAGAATGGATTAATAAACTGAATGAGCAAGGATATAAAGCTGTAGTCTGTAATGGATTTGAAGAAGCTAAAGAAACGATAGAAAAATATATTAAATTATAACAACTTAAAGGGGGAACGTTTGATGGATATTAAAAATGACTACATAGCAAAAGCAATGATATATGTTGAAGAAGAGGGCAATAAGGTTAAAAGACTAGATGCACTAAAAAAAGACTTAGAGATCCTAAGTAAAGACTTAGAAGGTAGAAGAGCTAGAGGACTAACAGGTAATAGTACAACAAGAAATATAAAAGGCATAGATGATTTAATTTTAGAAAGAGAACAAGAAATTGAAAAACTATCTAATGAAATAGAAGATTTAGAAAGTGACAGGGAGCGATTTGAAAACATATTAGATAGATTAGAGGATGTATCAAAGAAAGTTATTGAAACTAGATATGTTTATAATAATAGATATAATAAATTTGAAGCATATGAATTTGTAGCAGAAAAATTAAATCTAACAGAAAGTACAGTTAGAAGATACGAACGTTGGGCATTAAAAGAAATAGCTTTTATGAAATATGGAATGGAATCAGTAAAAAAGTAGCTAAATATGACGGAAAAATGACGAAAAAATGACGAAAAAGTGACGGAAAAATGACGAAAAAATGGACTGGAAACTACATATAAAAATAAGGTAATATAGTAGTGTCGAAAGATGTGATATTCACTAAACGCATAATTAGATGTACCTCTTTAAAAAACTGATATAACAAAATAATAAGCTAAATAAAAAAGGCAAGTTAAGTTGATTATATATTGTAATAAACTGACTTGCCTTTTTTATTGCAATAGGAGAAATATTATGGCTAGATTAATATCTTGCTCTGTATGTATGAGAGTACATAGCAAGGATCATATCTGTGATGCTAAGAAGAAACGAAGGCTAGAGAAAAATAAAGGCAGAGTTGATAGCGATATATATGGTGGCAATAAATGGAGAGTTACTAGATGGCAGGTGCAACTCCTGCGACTTGCACAAATTAATATAACTTAACGAAAAAAGAGAACTAAGTCTGTTAAGGTAAAGCAGACTATAAACTAATAATAAATTGTTTAATTGGTAAGATAGGAGGTAGCCTTTTTGTAATAAGGGCAACAAGTATCTTAAATTTTACGTTTATTATTTTTAAGTTACTGTTTGATGTATTTTTATTTCAACAAATCCAAGAAGGCTCATACTTAAGTATGGGTCTTTTTGATATTTAAATATATATTCAAGGGGTTTTGGATATGAAAAAATGGAGAGATGTTGATGATGTTGTTAAGATGATCCATGATTTAGAGGATGAAAAGTTAAGGATAGTTGATATTGAAATGAGAAAGAAACCAAACTTTGATAAGAGAGGAGAACAAGGATGTCTTAAAAATGAGAAAAGTAAAAAGAGCATCAAAACCTATAAAAAATACTAGAGATGTAAAAAGAATGATTGCTTATTTAGAGGCAAGTAGTAATAATTTCGGTAAAAGAAATGCAATACTATTTCAAATTGGAGTAACAACAGGATATAGAGCAGGAGATTTAGTAGGATTAACAGTAGGTGAAATAAAGGATGTAATAAAAACTAATGAGTTTATTATTCTTGAAAGTAAAAAAGTTAATACTAAAAACATAAGGAAAAAGAATATTAAACCAAGACGAGTTCCTTTAAGTCCTAAATTAAAAGTTAAACTTAAGCAATATATATCAGATAAAGAAGATTGGGAGTATATGTTTAAGTCTAATAAAGGAGAAGGACCAATAGAAGTAGATACTATTAGTAAGATACTTAAAAGAGCAGGAGAATATTTAGGGTTATATTATACAACGGCTCATTGCATGAGAAAGACATATGCATATAAGATATATGTTGAAAGTGGGTATGATATAATAGCAGTTAAGGAAATGCTAGGACATTCTAGTATAGAAGAAACTAAATTATATTTAGATTTAGAAAGATTAAAGTACGATACTTATAGTAAATCATTAGATGATTTTCTGTAAGTTTTTTTATTTTTATTTATTAATTCCTAAAAAATAATATAAATAGAATTAAGAGTGATTTTTTATTTTCACTATAATAGAAGAAAACATAAAAAAATAATTCCGTATTCTCTAGGTAAATAAGGAATTTATTGATATTAAATACAAACTATAAGCGTTGAAACATAAACAATGTTCGTATAAAAATAAGCGTATTTTTTATTGTTTTTATGAAGCTGAATTGAGGTGAGTTAATGGCTAGAGAATTCAGTAGGAAGTTCTACAAGAGTAAGCAGTGGACAAAAGCAAGAGAATATATATTCAATAAGTATCATGGTTTATGTAATAAATGTGGAGCACCAGGAGAGGAAGTACATCATATTATATGGTTAAGTCCTAAGAATATAAATGATCCAGAGATAACTCTAGGAGAAGATAATCTAGTATTGCTTTGTAGGAACTGTCATGTTGCTATACATAGGAAAGTAAATCCTACTAAAGAGCAATATAAGTTCAATGAGAATGGAGAATTAGTTCCTGTTACAGCCCCCCTATAAATATTTTAGGGAGGCCCTATAGGAGACCGTCGGAGTGGACTTTAATTTTCCTCCACATGAAATTTTGAAAAATAGGGAGGGGTATAATGAAAAGCAAAGTCGAACAATTAAAAGAGCAATTTGAGAAGGATTTAGACAAAGAAAAAAATATTAAGCAAGAAATAAACAGAATTAAGAAATTATACAAAGATTTCCCTAAAGAAAAATCAAAGGTACTTGAAGGACTTATAAATGAATCTGCATTTATAAAAGTATCTTTAGAAGAACTAAGAGATAATTTATTAAAGAATGGATTTACTGAAGTATTTGAGCAGGGGGAACAAAGATTCAATAGAGAAAGACCCGAAGTTAAAATATATACAACATTTATTCAACGTTATTCAAATGTTATGAAGCAACTAATAGATCTTTTACCAGTAGAAGTTAAAAAAGAAGAAGCTGATGAACTTCTTGAATTTTTAAATAGGAATAAAATTAAGAAATGACAAAGACATACATAGAAGAATATTATCAAAAAATCCTATCAGGAGAAATAGTTGCTTGTCATAGAATAAAGCAAGTGTATGCTAAGTTAGTTGATGATTTATATAATCCTAAAGGCGATTATATATTTGATTTAGAATTAAGCCTTAAGCCTATTGAATTTATAGAAACATTTTGTAAACAAGCACAAGGAAATATGGGAACTACTTTAAAACTAGAATTATTTCAAAAAGCTAAGTTTCAAGCTATATTTGGATTTGTGCATAAAGATACTGGTCTTAGAAAATATAAAGAAAGTTTAACTATAGAAGGCAGAAAAAATGGCAAAACAACTGAGTTAGCCGCAGTTAATTTATATATGCTCATAGGAGATGGAGAAGGTGCCGCAGAAAACTACTGTGTTGCAACTAAACTCGAACAGGCTCAAAAGTGTTTTAATGAAATTCATAATATGGTAAAACAATCTCCACTACTGAGTAAACATATAAGAAAAAGAAAATCAGATTTATTTTTTAACCCTACTTTATCGTATATAAAAGCATTGGCAAGTAATTCAAATGGTCTTGATGGACTTAATGGACATATGATAACTATTGATGAGTTAGCAGCTATTAAGAATAGAGATTTATATGACCTAATGAAACAATCTATGTCATCTAGAAATCAACCTTTACTATTTTGTATAACTACAAATGGATTTGTAAGAGAATCTATATTTGATGCTCAATATGATTATGCTTGTAAAGTATTAGATGGATATACCTCTACTGATGAAAATAAAGTTATAGATGATACATTTTTACCATTTATTTATGAATTAGATGATAAAGATGAATGGGATAAAGAAGAATGTTGGATAAAAGCTAATCCAGGACTTGGGACAATAAAGAAAGTAGATACTTTAAGAGAATATGTAAATAAAGCTAAGAATGACCCAACATTTAAAGCTACGGTAATGGTTAAGGATTTTAACATGAAGGAAAACTCTTCTAGTGCATGGCTTAGATGGGATGAACTTAATAATGAAACTAAGTTTGATATTAAAGATATGGGATTCAGATATGGCATAGGATGCTTTGACTTAGCAGAAACTACAGACTTAGCAAGTGCTAAAGTATTATGTATGAGACCTAATGATGAAAATATCTATGTAATGTCAATGTACTTTATTCCAGAAGGAAAACTTAATAATTTGGAAGATAACAAGGAAGCTGATGGGGTTCCTTATAAATTATGGGAAAAACAAGGATTATTAAGAGTATGTCCTGGTAATAAGGTTAATAAATATCATATGTTAGAGTGGTTTAAAGAAATAAGAGATGAATATGATATTTATATTCCTTGGATTGGTTATGATCCATGGCATGTTGATGATAGTTTATTATTAGCATATGAAAATGAATTTGGAAAAGAAGCTATGATTAAAGTTAGACAAGGTGTCCTTACTTTATCATCTCCTATGAAAGAATTAAGAGCAGATTTAATGGCTCATAAGGTTATATATAACAATAATACAATAGATAAATGGTGCTTATCTAATACTGAAATAAAAGTTGATATAAATGGTAATATACAACCAATTAAAGGAGTAGATTCACGTAAACGTATAGATGGAGCGGTATCTTTAATAATCGGATATGTAGTATTGAAAGATAAGATGTCAGAGTATCAATCTATAATTTAGAAAGGAGGTGATAAAAATGGGAATGCTAAATAAATTTTTTAACAAAAATCCATCGCTAACTAGATATGAAATGATAATTGATAAAGGTAATGGATTTTATACTTGGAACGGAAATTTGTATCAATCAGATATTGTACGTTCATGTATAAGACCAAAAGCTAAGGCAATAGGTAAATTAGTACCTAAACATATAAGAAACTCTACAGAAGGATTTTCAATTAATCCAGAGCCATATATTAGATTTTTATTAGAGGACCCTAATCCATATATGTCAGGACAAGTATTATTCGAGAAAATAACAACTCAACTTGAACTAAATAATAATGCTTTTATATATATACATAGAGATGAAAATGGATATCCTATGGAGTTATATCCGATAATAGCTAATGGTATGGAAGCGCTATATGATAAGGAAGGATACCTCTATATAAGATTTAATATGAGAAATGGTAAGATGGTAACTTATCCATATGAGGATCTAATACATATTAGAAAAGATTTCAATGAGAATGACATATTTGGAGATAGTCCAACAAAGGCTCTTACTTCATTAATGGAAATAGTAAATACAACAGATCAAGGTATTGTAAAGGCTGTTAAAAATGGTGGAATAATACGTTGGTTACTTAAATTCAATCAAACACTTAGACCGGAAGATATGGAAGAGCAGACTAAAAAATTCACTAATACATTCTTAAATATAGAAAATAGTGGAGGGGCAGCTGCTACAGATGCTAAATTTGATGCAAAACAAGTAGAACCTAAAGATTATGTACCAAATGCAACTCAAACTGAAAAAACTGTACAACGTATTTATTCGTTTTTTAATACAAATGAAAAAATAGTACAAAGTAAATATACAGAAGATGAGTGGATTTCTTATTTTGAAGCTGAAATAGAACCTTTAGCTATGCAACTAAGTAATGAATTTACTAGAAAGCTATTTACTAGAAGAGAAAGAGGCTTTGGAAATAAAATTGTATTTGAAGCATCTAATTTACAATATGCCAGTATATCAACTAAATTAAATTTAGTTCAAATGGTAGATAGAGGAGCATTAACACCTAATGAATGGAGAGAAGCACTTAATTTACATCCTATAGAAGGTGGAGATGAACCAATAAGAAGATTAGATACAGCAGTTGTGAAAGGAGGTGAATAGTATTGATATTCGTTGATGTAAAAGGTGAAGTAATACCAAGTGGAAATGAGTGGCTATATTCATGGTATGGAATACAAGCAGTATCTCCAAAGACAGTACAGAATGCATTAAGTAGAGCAAATGGACAACCAATAACCGTTAGAATTAACAGTGGCGGAGGAGATGTTTTTGCTGGATGCGATATTTACAATATGCTAATGACATATAAAGGCGATGTAATAATTGAAATACATGGACTATGTGCAAGTATAGCAAGTGTTATAGCTATGGCTGGTAAATGCAAAATGTCTCCTTTAGCAGAGATAATGATACACAATGTTTCAACAAAAGCTAGTGGAGATTATAGAGATATGGAGCATACAGCAGAAATATTAAAAAAAGCAAATAAAACAATATCTAATGCCTATATAATGAAAGCTGGACTAGATGAAAAAGAAATTAAAAAGATGATGGATAAAGAAACATGGCTTACCGCAGAAGAAGCATTAGAATTAGGTCTTATTGATGAAATAATGTTTACTGATGAAAAAGTAGATAAATCAATGGTAGATCTATTAAAAAATAGTGCAGTAAGTATGTGTAACTCAGTAAGTAAGATAGATAATAACTTACTTGAAAGGTTTAGAAACTTTAATCCAATTATGAATCAACCTAAAGAAAGTACGGTTGATTTTTTTATGCAACAAAAACTACAAGCAAAATTAAAATTATTAAATTTAAAAGGAGAAAAATAATATGAACAGAGAACAGTATTTACAATTAAGAAATGGATTATACAATGAGGCAGAAACATTAATAAATGAAGGTAAAATAGAAGATGCTAATGCTAAAATGGAAGAAATAAAAGAGTTAGATAATAAATTTGAAGAAGGATCTAAAGCAACAGCTAACTTAAATGCATTAAAAGATAATGCAAAAGTAACAAACTTAGAGAATAACTCTAAAAATATTATCGGAGGAACTGTGTTAGCAAATACAAGTAATGCAATAGAAGAAGATTTAACTAATTCAGTAGAATATAGAAAAGCATTTATGAACTATGTATCAAGAGGGGTTGAAATGCCTAGAGAATTTATGAATGCAAATGAAAATACTAAAACTACAGATGCTTCAGTAATGATACCTACTACAGTATTAGAAAAAATAATAGAAAAAATAGAAGCTACTGGAATGATATTACCGTTAGTTACTAGAACATCTATAAAAGGTGGAGTAACAGTTCCTACATCTACAGTTAAGCCTGTTGCATCTTGGGTAGCAGAAGGAGCAACAAGTGATAAACAAAAGAAACCAGTACAAGGTACAATAACATTTGCTTATTATAAATTAAGATGTGCAGTATCTATGTCTTTAGAAATGGATACAATGGCATTACCAGTATTTGAAACTACTTTAATAAATAATGTAGTTGAAGCGATGACAAAGGCGATAGAGGAATCTATAATAAATGGTACTGGAGTAGGTCAACCAAAAGGTATATTAAAAGAAACTCCAAATGAAGGACAAAGTTTAGAGGTTGATACTATAGATTATGATACTTTAATAGATGCAGAAAGTGCATTACCTTTAGAATATGAATCTGGGGCAGTTTACTGCATGAATAAAAAAACATTTATGACATATCAAGGAATGAAAGATTCTGCTGGACAACCAATAGCGAGAGTTAACTATGGAATAGGTGGTAAACCTGAAAGAACTTTATTAGGTAGACAAGTTATATTATGTAACTACTTACCTTCATTTGATGCAGCAACATCACAAGAAGCATTTGCTTTCTTATTCAACTTTAAAGATTATGTATTAAATACAAACTTAAATATGACTATGAAAAGATACGAAGATAATGACACTGACGATCAAGTAACTAAGGCTATAATGTTAGTTGATGGTAAAGTACTTCAAAAGGATTCTTTAGTTATATTAAAAAAGGCATAGAATAGGTGAATTTATATGTTAGAATCTATCAAATTGGCACTACGAATAAAAAGTAGTGCCTTTGATGAAGAAATATCAGATTTAATTCAATCGGCAGAGATAGATTTAAAAATATCTGGAATAATTAATGTAAAAGAGGATGATCCTTTAATACGTCAAGCAATAAAAACATATTGTAAGGCTAATTTTGGATTAGATAATAAATATAGTGAGAAGTATCAAGCATCATATGAATCTTTAAAACAACATTTAAGTTTGTGTGGTGATTATAATGAGTAGTTTTGATGATGTATTAGAGTTAATAGATATAATAACAGAACAAAATGAAATAGGTGATAATATACCAATAAAAAAATATAAAGAGATCTTTGGTAAAAGAAAAAGTATTAAACAGAGTGAATTTTACCAAGCACAGGCTAGTGGATTTAAACCTGAAATTAAGTTTGAAATAAATTCATTTGAATACGAAGATGAGACACAAGCAAGGTATAACAACAAAGAATATAAGATAATTAGAACTTATGAAGTAAGTGTAGATAAGTTAGAAATTATATTAGAAGGTGTTGTAAATGGCTAAGGCTAGGTCAGAGCAAAAATCATATATCTCAAAAGTTGATAAGGCTAAAAAGAAAATACAGGAGAAGCCTGAGCGTGTATATAATTTTATTGGACAATTTTTAGCAAGTGAAGTAAGAAGAAAAGCACGTAGAAAAAGTGGTAGATTAAGAAGAAGCATACAATACTGGGCAAGAAAGCAAGAAAAGGACTTACTAATTGGTAGTAAGTCCTTTTATGCACCTGCATGGGAACTTGGCAATAGTCAAATGAGTGCAGAACCATTTTTAATGCCTACAGTACTTGAAAATGTTGATACAATTACGACTTTAACAAAACAAGTATATAGTGAGTTGAATAGTGATGAATAAATTACTTAAATTAATTTTAGATACTTTAAAAAGTAAGCATCCTAGAGTGTATCATGAAAATGCACCAAAGAATGCAGAATATCCATATATTGTATTTAATATAAATGATGGATTAAAAAGTCATAGAGATGATTTAATACTAACGATTGATATATGGGATAGAAATAATTCATCAATGGTCATAGAGGACTTAGCAGACACTATTGATAGATTATTAGATGAGGCTAATTTACCTAATGAATTTGTTTTACCTACATTTTATAGGCAACAAAGATTAAAGGTAGAAGATCCAGATAAAACATTAAAAAGAAGGCAACTTAGATTTAATGTTCAAACTTATTTTAAATAGGAGGGACAAATAGATATGATAATTTTAGGACATGGAGTATTCTCTATAGGTGGAAAAGATATAGCCATAACTAGAGGCGGTGGTCAATTTGCAATTGAAAGAGAATATAGAGATATAGAAGCAGATGGAGATAGAGGTCCTGTTAAGAATAGGACTGTTATAGATAAATCTGTTCCGAAACTTACTATGAATGCTCTTAGTATGTTACCTGAAGATTTTACAAATTATTATCCAGGTATGACATCTGAAACTACAGAAAGAAGTACAAAAGTAACAGGAAAAACAGATATAAGTGAAGATGATTATAAAATTGTAAAATGGACTGGAAAGACCAAACAAGGCAAAGGAGTTATAATAACCTTAAAAAATGCTATAAACCTAGAAAATTTAGATTGGACGTTACAAGATAAAGATGAAGTTATACAATCACTAACATATGTAGGTACATATGCTGAAGACGATATGGAAAATGAACCTTGGGACGTTGAATTTATAAAATAATAAAAAAATAGCACTATTAATTTAGTGCTATTTTTTTATTGAAAAAATCGACCTCATAGAATCGATTCTAAGGTGGTTGTAAAAATATTTTAAGGTATTTATACCTTGAAAAAATGGAGGGATAATTTATGAAACTAAGAAAATTAAATGGAAATGACATATTTAAGATGTCTAGAATATTAAAGAAGATTGATTTTAATATAGATATGAGTGGAGTTACTGTAGGTTCTAAAGATACGGAATCTATGCAAATAAATGTAGGTATAAATATGTTTAAAAGTGTACTTGAGAATTTACATTTAGCTCAAGATGAAGTTAATGAGTTTTTAGGCGATTTATGTGGATGTTCTGGTGAAGAATTTGGAAATAAAGATTTAGATGAAGTCGCAGAAGTAATAGTTGAATTTAAAAATATGGTTAAAGATAGTAATTTTTTTACACTTGTAAGCAAGTTGATGTAGATGACTGTTTAGATCTTCTTTTAAGCAGATATTCAAATATTGATTATATCTTTAATATGAATTGGGAAAATGCGATTAATCTTATAAACAAAGCATATGAAAAAGATTTTGAAAATAAAGCCTTTAGTATGTGGCTTACGCTATATCCAAATATGGATGAAAAGACATTTGTAAGTTTTGGTGATTATAAGAATAAACTTATAACTCCAACTACAAGTACACTTTCTAGTATGGATGACATATTAAAAGATGTTGCTGAGATAAGGCAAAAGAAAGCTAGAAAGGAGGTATAGAATATGGAAATTTTTAAACTGTTTGGTAGCATTGTTATCAAAGATGAGGAAGCTCTAAAGAAACTTGATTCTATTGATAAGAAAGGTAACTCAGTTGGAAAAACCTTTGATAAAATGAGGCAAGCAGGAGAAAAGATATCAAGTGTAGGTAAGAAATTAACTGTAGGACTAACTGTTCCTATAACCGCATTAGCTGTTGCTAGTGGAAAAACTGCTATGGATTTCCAAAGTTCTATGAATCAAGTTGCTGCAACTATGGGAATGACATCAGAGGAAATAGCTAATGGGAGTGAGGATTTCAAAAAATTAGAAAATGCTGCTAAAGATATGGGTAAAACAACTCAATTTAGTGCATCTCAAGCAGCTGAAGCCTTAAACTATATGGCTCTTGCAGGATATGATGTAGATAAATCTGTATCTACATTACCAAGTGTTTTAAACTTAGCAGCAGCAGGTGGTATGGATTTAGCGACTGCATCAGATATGGTAACTGATAGTATGTCAGCTTTAGGTGAAATGGCAGGTACTACTGAAAGTTTTGTAGATAAAATGGCCAAGACTTCTCAAAAATCAAATACTAGTGTAGCTCAATTAGGAGAAGCTATATTGACTGTTGGAGGAACGGCTAAGGTATTAGCAGGCGGTACTACTGAAATGAATACGGCACTAGGTATATTAGCAGATAATGGTGTCAAAGGAGCAGAAGGAGGAACTGCACTTAGAAACGTAATTTTATCCTTATCTGCACCTACTGACAAGGCTGCTAAGAAAATGCAAGAATTAGGACTTGAAGTATTTGATGCTCAAGGTAATATGCGACCTCTTAATGATATATTTAAGGATTTAGATAGTACTTTAAGTACAATGACACAAGGTGAGCAGACACAAGTTTTAAATAGTATTTTTAACAAGGTTGATTTAAAATCAGTAAATGCACTGTTAGCAAATTCAGGAGAGAGATTTAATGAACTAAGTGGATACATAAATGATGCTGATGGCGCAGCTAGTAAGATGGCTGAAACTATGAATAGTGGAGCACAAGGTGCCATAACTAAAATGAAATCTGCACTTGAGGGCGTAGGAATAACTATAGGTGAACGATTTTTACCTTATATAGAAAAAGGAGCAAATTTTGTATCTAAACTTTGTGAAGGATTCCAAAATCTTAGTCCAGAAATGCAGAATACAATATTAATAATAGCAGGTCTTTTAGCAGCAATTGGTCCAGTTTTAGTTGTATTAGGTACATTAATTTCATTTGTTGGTAAAGTAGGTTTTGCATTTGCTACAATGTCTCCAATTATAACAAATGCAGGTGGAGTAGTAGCATTTCTTAGTAGTGGTATAAGTGGATTAATAGGAGTTATGGCAAGTGTACTTGGTCCTATTATAGCTGTAGTATCAGTGATAGGCGTATTTGTTGCTGCTATAGTAAAAGCATATAATGAAAATGAAAACTTTAGAAATAAGGTAAATGAAGTATTTTCACAAATACAATCTATAATATCTAATGTTATGTCAATAGTGAAGGATATAATATCTACGGCGTGGGGTTTAATAAAGGTTGTATGGAATAATGGATTAAGTCAAATATTAGCATTAGCAGCAAGTATTCTTACATCTATAGTTGGGTTCTTTACATCTAAGTTGAATACTGCTACAAGCGTTGTTAAAACTGCAATTTCTTTAATTAAAGCTATATTTAGTGGTGATTTTCAAGGAGCAGCTAATATAGTAAATACAGTTCTTCAAAAGATAGTTAATGGATTTAATGAAAAAATGGAAAATGCTAAAAATAAAGTTAATAATGCGATTCAGAAAATAAAATCATTCTTTAATTTTAGTTGGTCCTTACCGAAATTAAAGTTACCTCATATTAGTATTAGCGGTAAATTTAGTTTAAATCCGCCAAGTGTACCAAAGTTCGGTAGAAATGCCGCATAACTAAGTGATTAGTTATTGAAAACAAACCAAAATCGGTGAAATCTAAATATTTATAGTTGATAAATCCTACAAAATACCATAATGTATATTATATAAAATGGTATCAAAGGGGTGTTACAAATAAAAAGATATACTTTTAATGAAGTTAAAGAAATAATAGAATCAAATTCAAATTGTAAATTATTATCTAATGAATACAAAAACAGTTCTACAAAATTAAAGTTATTGTGTAAATGTGGTAATGAGTTTGAAGCAACATTTGAGAAGTTTTTAAGAAGAAACAAAAGACAATGCAATGAATGTGGAAAATTAAACGGTGCCACTTCACGAAGACTGTCAATCGATGAAGTAAGGGAGTTTGTAGAAAGCAATAGTGATTGTAAATTGTTATCTAATGAGTATGTTGACGCACATAGTAAATTATTAATGATGTGTAGTTGTGGAAATGAATTTCTAGTTCCATTTAAGCATTTTAAAAACAATAGTCAAAGACAGTGTCAACAATGTGGTAGAAATATTCAAGCAGATAAAAGAAAATTAGATTACAAATATATTAAAAATTATATTGAATCCGAAAGTAAAAGCGGATGTAAGCTACTTAGTAATCAATATAAAAATTCAAATACCAAGATTAGAATACAGTGTAGTTGTGGAAATGAATTCAGAACATTATTTGATATGTTTAGAAGATATGATGTTAGAAGTTGTAAAATATGTAGACAAAACAACAACACAAGATCTAAAGGTGAATTGAAAATAGAGGATTGGCTTATCTCAAATAATATAAGCTATATACCAGAGTATACATTTGAAACTTTGAAATCATCTAAAAAGTTGAGATTTGATTTTGCGATATTAAATAAAGACAATGATATTAAATTGTTAATTGAATTTGATGGTAAACAACATTTTGGAATTGGAAATTTTAGTAGTGATGAAGAAGAAATGAATTTACAATATGAAAAAATTATTAAGAATGATTTGTTAAAGAATGAATTCTGTTTTGATAAAGGGTATTCATTATTGAGAATTCCATACAATCAATATCCAAATATAAATGATATTTTATCAAGATCTTTATTATAACTATAAATACATGATAATACCGAGGTAAATTAAGGAATTAAAAAGCCTTAATCACCGTAACGCATAGGAATTGAACCTTTGGACTTTGTATCTAAAGAATAAAACATTCCCAAGAGTGGTTTGCAACTCATTGAGTTGAAAATATATGCTGAACTTATAGGAAACTATAAGAACTATAGGATAAAAAGCCTATAGGATAACAAAATTGATAGAATGGTATAAAAATGGTGGGATAATGACTAATCCTACTATGTTTGGATTTAATCCAATGAGTGGGAAAGCTATGGTAGGCGGAGAAGCTGGTCCAGAGGCAATATTACCATTGAGTAAGATTCCTGAGCTTATGGAGAAAATGGGATATCTAAATAATAATTCTTCATCAACAATATCTATAAATTTAAATGCAGATGGCAAAACAATAGCAAATGTTGTTGCACCGTATTCAGATATCATTAATGGTAATCGTTTAAATTTAAGTGAAAGGGGGTTAGCTCTTTGATGCCTGGAATAAGAAAAGGAAATAAGCATAGTTACAAAGATTTTGATGTAACTATAAAATCTAAATCTATAGGAAGTCCTAAGAAAAATAAGATAAAAGAGACTATACCTTTCATGAATGGTTCATATGACTTTTCAAGTCTATATGGAGGACAGACCTATGGTGAGAGATCTCTTCAATATGTATTCAATATAGTAGGGAAGACAAAAACTCATATGAATATAAAAAAGATAAACTTGTTAAATTGGTTACATCAAGGAGGTAAGGAACCTCTATATGATGATTCAATACCAGGATATTATTTCTTAGCTGAATGTGAAGATGATGACTTTAAAGAAAATGGAAATACAGGAGAATTAACAGTAAGTTTTATAGCATATCCATTTAAAATTAGAGACAGCTATGAAGGTAACAACTTATGGGATGACTTTAACTTTGAATTAGATGTACTTCAAGATAGTAAGTTTGATATATCTGGAAGTAAGAATATATCTATATATAATGCTAGTGCTACGAATATTATACCTAGTGTTATTTGTTCTTCCTCTATGGAAGTTATAAAAGGAAATACTACATATAAATTTAATTCTGGTACTAGTAAGGATTATAGATTTGAGTTATCTATTGGTGAAAATAATATGACTGTAAAAGGTAACGGTACGATTGAATTTAAATTTAGAAAGGAAGTGTTATAATTGTATTTAGTTAAAATAATAAACAATGGTATAGAAACTTATATAAATACAATTAGTACATCTCCTGATTCTCCTAGGATATCTGGTCAAATTAAATTTGGAATAAATACTATAGATAGTTTTCAGTTTAATATATTACCTAATAATATTGGATATAATCAATTACACGCCCTTACAACTCTAATTGAAGTCATCAATACTAAGACTAATAAAATTGAGTTTAAAGGGCGAGTACTACTTCCTAAGCATATTATGAAAGATACTGGCTTACTAACTAAAACAGTTGTTTGTGAAAGTGAATTAGGTTACTTAATGGATTCTACTCAAAGATATGGAGAATATCACAATGTAACAGTTAAACAATTTTTAGAAATAATAATAGACAATCATAATAAACAAGTATCTGAAGATAAAAAATTTACAGTAGGGGTAGTTGACGTAGTTGATAGTAATAATAGCTTATATCGTTTTCTAGGATATGAGAAAACATTTGATACTATAAAGGATAAATTAATAGATAGATTAGGCGGAGAGCTTAGAATAAGATATTCAAATGGTGTTAGGTATCTAGACTATTTGCAAGAAATTGGCTATACATCTAGTACAGAAATTAGATTATCTAAAAATTTAAAATCCATAGAAGAAGAAAGAGATCCTACACATATAATAACAAGATTAGTTCCTTTAGGTGCTAAAATAAAAAAAACAGAAGTTGATGAAGAAGGCAATGAAACAGAAATTGAAACAGAAGAAAGACTTACTATATCAAGTATAAATAATGAATTAGATTATATAGATGATATCGAAGCTATGTCTAAGTTTGGGATAATCGAAGATAGTGAAACTTGGGATGATATAACATTACCTGAAAATTTACTTAGAAAAGGGAAAGAACTATTAAAATCTAACAATAGAATTAAGAAGAAGTATAGTATCAGTGCTCTAGATTTAAGCCTTATAGGTTTAGATTTAGATAATATTGATATTTATAATTATTATAGAGTTATTAATCCTTTGATGAATATTGATGAATACTTAAGAGTTGTTGAAAAGACTATAGATATAGAAAGTCCTCAAAATTCAAGTATAAATGTAGGCGATAAATTTGAGGATATAAAACAATATCAATTGTCTATAATGAAAACAGCTACTAAGGTTAAAGAAGTTGCAGAAAAAATTAATAATACTATAAGTACAGTTAATGGCATTAAAGATAATATAGTGACTATAGGAGGAACTATAGGAAATTTAGATAATGCACTAAATGGCAATATAGATAATGTTGAAGAGGTTGTAAATTTAGTTACTGTGCTATCTAATATTGTTACTAATAATACAGAAAGGATTGATTCTGTTGAGACTGATATATCTATAATTAAGAATGATATATCTATTATCAAAACTAAATTAGATAAGATAGATACACTTGATACAAAGTTAGATACTATCTTAGAAATTTTACAAACACCAACAGAATAAGGAGGTGATTTTTTTATGGCAAATATTAAAAAACATTTAGAAAATATTAAAGGTGCATTATTTGGCAAAGATGTAAGAAGTTCTATACATGATGGAATAGATGCTATAAATAAAGAGGTAGAAGGAACTACAGAAAAACAAAATAAGTTAGGTGAGCAATTTAAAAACTTAGTAATCAATGAAGGGAATAGTAATGCAGAAGTTGCTGCTTCACGAGGATCACATGATTGGTTGCCAGATAGACTTGATAATTTTGATTCGCAATTGGAACATAATACGAGCAAGGCAAATAAACTTGAATATGATTTATACAATAACATAAAAGTATCAACGCTATTTGCACAAAATGTTGATTTTAATGCTAACTACTTTAGAATACCTTTTATATGTGTTACAAAACATGGGACAATAGTTGCAGGTAGTGATATTAGATACAATAGTGGAAATGACCAGTCTTTTATAGATATAGGAACAGCAAGAAGTGTTGATGGTGGTAAAACTTGGATTGATAAAACTGTTGCAATGGTTAATAGTAGGCAGGATTCTACATATAGTAGGTGTATGGACGGAACAATTCTATATGATGAAATAACTGATAGAATTTGGTTGATGGGTAATTATTGGCATACTGGGGAGAGTAACTGGACATTATCAAATATACATAAAGATCCTAACTGGGATTGTAAAATTTGTTATTCTGATGATGATGGAAAAACTTGGTCAACTCCAAAATCAATAAGAGATTTATGTCCAGAAGGGTACTCGCAGTTTATAGGTGGTGTAGGTAGTGGTATAAAAATGAGTAACGGAGCATTAGTATTCCCTATTCAAATATCACCAATAGGAAATAGACCTTCTTCTTATACTGAAAGTGGAATAGTTTATTCTTTAGATAACGGTGCAACTTGGAATATATCTAGTTCATTTGTACCAGGTTTTGCTAGTGAATGTAATGTTATTGAATATGATAACAAATTATGGATAAATTGTAGACAAGAAAACTCGAAGCATAGGAAAATATATACAACTACAAATCTTGGTAATACATGGGTTTACAATAAATTAAGTGAAGGTGCTATTCAAAATAGTGTGTGTCAAGGTTCAATGATAAAAATACCTTTAGATAACGAAAGTGTATTATTTTCAAGTCCTGACGGTGATAATAGAAATGGTTTAAACTTAAAAGTTTTATCAAGTTCATTGAATAACTTTGCTGAAGTAACAAGTATTCACCACTGGGGGACTCATGGTTATAGTTGTTTAGCTTATGATAAATATAATAATAAACTTTATATAGTTCATGAGATATGGGGTTCTATTGAATTTAAAAATATATCATATTGTTTAAAAGACATAAAAAATGCAAAAGCAAAAACAATATTAAATCAAGCTACTGTTCATCATGATATTATGAACGTTTATATTTCTAGTAATGGTGATGATAGTAACGACGGTTTTTCTTCTATTTCACCTATCAAAACATTTAAAAGGGTATATGACATAGCTAAGAATAATAATTATACAAGAATGGATATTCATGTTAATAATTTTACTGATACGTTTAATCCTTTTAATTTACGTGGTGATATAAAAATAAATTCAACGGGTACACTTAATTTAAAAAAATGTTATATAAGAAATGTAGACAAATTACAGTTTAACTGTGATGTTAACATAGAAGAAGGTTTTTCAAATGCTTATGGTATTACAATAGAAGGTAGTAATGTATTATTTAAGAATTTAACTTGTAATATTGATTTAGATATGTCGCCTATATATAACTTAAGTTCTAGTGTTAGTTTTAGTGGTAAATTAACATCAAATAAAACATATCAAGCACTTGTTACTGCAAAGAACAACACTCAAACATATTTAGGGGTTCACCTTGCAAATAGTATGCCTTTTATAATGGGTGATAATTCAAACCATAGTATAACTGTAAATGAAAGTGAAAGTGGCTTACCTTTAGAAACTGGAAATAGTGGGTTATATAATAGAGATGCTGGATTAAATGGTTCAATGGCTATGGTTATAAATTATAATAGAAATATCATACCAATATTTGACGGTACTAAAACTACAAATAGAAATAATGTAACTAAATGTTTTATAGCAAATAGTTTTGTTCATTATACAATAGCACTTTCAGTTAATAGTGGAATCAACTTATTTAACTCAGATAAATTATTTACAATGAAACCTATAAATACACCTTTAATCGAAAAACAAATATCTTTAACATTATATGGTAGTGGTGGTTCGTTGCTTGGTACAATTCAAGCTAAAATTAAAACAAACGGTGAAGTTATACTAATTGGAAATGCTCCAGCTGGTGTTACTGAAATATATGCAGCTGGTAATTATTTTATAGTTTAATTCGCAATTGATTTATATTGCGAACTAAGTATATTACTTATATGGGGAAAATAGTATAATATTCATATATTGTTTTATATGATGATAATTATGCAAAATTTTAAAATATTATTTATATCGTAAGGAGGAACTATGAATAGATTAATAGATAAATTTAAACTAAATGATTGTAAAGAAATTGATAGAAGTATAGAGAAAAAAATAGAAATATTAAAACTTGATATTGTTAGAGTTGAACAATTAACAGCAGAATTATGTGAAGAATTTAATCTAACTAATGAATATATACCTGAAAGCCAACATTTTGATGAAAACTTTTCGGTAGATAATTTATGTGGAATTATATATAGAGGTACTAATCATGTACATAATTGGATTGAACAATTGGATAGTACTACAAAAATGTATTTAATTACTGAAGATAAAATAAATAGAATTGATGATGTATTGAAAAATCCACTTAATAAAGATTTTCCACCAGTTGCTATGATTAACGGAAAGTATTATATTGATGAAGGTGATGGAAAACATAGATTAACTATTGCAAAATGTATTGGAAATAAAAAAGCTAAAGTTATTATAAATAAATATATTAAAAAATGAGATAGGAAAGAAACAAGCAACAGCCTAAAAGAATAAAAATAGATTAATATAAAAGCTATTGATATTAAATCAGTGGCTTTTATATTTAAATAATTAAAAGGAGGGATATTAAGATGAACATCTACAATAAGGAGATGAATAGTATGTTTGCAGTTTTAGGAACTATATTTACATGGTTATTTGGAGCCTGGGACTTATCATTAATGATATTAGTTACAGTTATGGCTCTAGACTATGTAACAGGAGTTACAAGAGGTTATGTAAACAAACAACTAAGTAGTGAATATGGATTTAGAGGGTTAGCTAAAAAGCTAACTATTTTTTATGTCTTAATACTTGCAGTATTAATAGATCGCCTGATAGGACAAGGATGGGTATTTAGGACATTAGTATGTATATGGTATGCAAGTAATGAAGGAATGAGTATTTTAGAAAATGCATCTGCAATAGGTCTACCAGTTCCACAACAATTAGTAGATGCACTAGAACAGTTAAAACAAGGAAATAAAAAATACAAGGAGGTAGAGTAATATGAAAAATAATAGATTAGATGAAACTAAAATAGGAAATGCTACTGTAATAGTAGATATAGTACCCAAAGGACATTGTATTCCAAATGTTAAAATAACACCGACTACAATAACTATACATAATACAGGAAATAATAATGCTAGTGCTAAAAATAATCATAACTATATGAAAAATATAAATAAGAGCGGAGAACGTAAAGCCAGTTGGCACTTTACTGTAGATGATATAGAGATATATCAAGCACAAAGTACTAATTTTAAGTGTTATCATGCAGGTACTACATCTGGGAATAATACATCTATAGGAATAGAGATATGTCAATTTACAGATGCTAATAAACAATTAAAAGCCTATGAGAATACTATAGAATTAGTTAAAATACTATTAAAGTATCATAACTTCACTATAGATAAAGTAGTACAACATAACCATTGGTCAGGTAAAGATTGTCCTCGACTTTTAAGAACAAATAAATTTGGTTATAATTGGGACTGGTTTATTAAGCAATGCAAAGAAATTACTAGTCAAGGATCATCAACTATAGCTTTTAAAAAAAATGGAGATTATACAGGCAAAAAAGCAAAAGTAACAGCAACAGCATTAAATGTCAGATATGATAGAGGAACTCAATATAATGTAATAGGAAAACTTAAAAAAGGCGATGTAGTAAATTTAAGTTATTGCCTAAATGGATGGATAAGTATTGAAGGATATAACGGTAATAAAGGGCTAGGATATGTAAGTACAGATTATTTAGAATTAATATAAAAATGTTATAAGGACGCATATTTAATTGCAAAATAAAAATATGTTTATCATTCAATAAATTATGATATAATTAAATTTAGTTATAGGGTAAACCCATAATAATGTATCATCTATAAGTATATAAGCTGTCTATTTTGGTAGCCATTATTATGGTTCCACAACACTAGCCCATGAGGGCTTTTTTATTTTATATATAAATGTAATGATTTTAGTTTTTAGTGCTATATGCTCTAGTTATTTTTTTACTTATAATCTAAAACAAAAAGAGCTAGATTAAAATATATAATAATCTAGCTCTTTTTAGTTAGAAAATATTAACAAGTTTGTACAAAAAAGACTGAAGTGTCTTTTCTTAATAGAATTTTAACATATTATGGAAGTTATAATCAAGAAAATAATTGTTGTTTATAAATAACAATTATTTGACTGTAGTATATCCACTATACACATCATATATAAAACCAATTCTATTGGTAGGACTTAATACAGCTGTATAATTTATTTTATCACTCGTTGAAACATTATAACCTGCTTTTTTCAGTTTTTCTGGACTATAGTCACCTGCAGCACCACCTTTGGTCTTAATTGTTATTGTAAACATTGCATCTGTTTGTATTTTTAACGATTCTTGACCTTTCCATGTATTTCTAAGGCTAACACCTGAGAATGAAAAATCTCCTCCAGTTTTATTTAAAGTAGCCTTCCCAGCGCCAGTTATAGATCTAAATGAACCAGAAGAATATAATGTCACTGGTTGGTTTAATCTAAAATTTGCTGGTCCTTGATGAAAATTTCGGTATAAATTTCTTTGTTGTCTAGTTCCTATTGTTCTTGATTTTGTATCATATACATTTTTTTCAGTTTTAATTATCTCTTCCCCAAAAACAGTTAATATTTCATCTGTTTCAATTGATTTAACAATAAACTCCACTTTATTATCATAATCTTTTCGTTCTATTTTCACATCTGAAGAATTGTACGGCAAAACTAAGTTTGCAATATCTAAATTTACAAACATTTCATTATCACTAATATGTTGAACTTTAATAGAGTAATTTAAATTAGGTTCAACATTAGTTGAATCTGCAAAACTTACCCCTGTACTTAATATAGCCAATGGACACAATGCTATCATTAATTTTCCTTTCATATTTATAAATTCCCCCTAAATATTTATTTTTTACATATTGTACCATATAATATAATTATTTACTATTATTTTGATTATATAGTATAAAATAAATAGATGTATTATTACTTCTAGTAAAGAAAGGAGGTTTATAATGAATAAGGTAGATTTTGTATATATTGCATTAGGTTCATTTATGCTAATTTTTTTACAAAATGATATAATGCAAATACCACTTTCATTGCTTCATGATATTGGAGCTAGTTTTTTAGTCAATATTATTTCTAGTATTACATTAGTACTATCTTTAATAGGCTACGTAATTTTTATTTTTGCTGCTATAAATTTAATAAAAAAATAAATTTATGATATAATCCCTATAGGAACTTTAATCTATAGAGTGGTGTTTCCATACATCAAAAAGCCTACTTTCACAAAAGAAAGGGGGTGAAAGTATGGAACTAAAGATAAATATTGAAGATATAATATCTAACGTTATTGCTGGATATATATTATTTTTAATAACAAAAAACCACTCTAACGCCAGCAAGAGTGGTATAGAATTTAAACTTAAATCTAAACACATAGATATTAAGTTTAAACAATTCAAGAACTAAGTTTTTGGAAACATCACTCTACAGCCAATAGATTGAAGTTCCTTTTATGATTATATTATAACATAATCCACTGAGTTTTAAACTTATTTTTTAAGATATGGAGCTATTCTATATCTTTTTTTATATTTAAATTTATTGTGTATAAGTCTGTTGATAAATTTATTTTTATGTTGATAACTATATTAATTCTGTTAATAAGTGTTATTTTTCTGTGGAGTCAGTTTTTTAAACTGACACAAATCTATTAAAGTATTGAAAATACTATATGGCATAAAATTAATACTTTTATGTCTTTTTAAAATCAATTTTTTTGTTCATAAATTAATAAATGAATATAATGTATGTGTTTAGATTTATTTTTCATAAATTAATAAATGAAAATAATGCATGTGTTTAGATTTGTTTTTCATTTATTAATTTATGAAAATAACGTGCTTAGTAAGACTGTTAACAATTTATTTTATTTTAGTAAATGGTTTTATGTTATAATATTTTTAGAGAAATTATAATCTAAGAGTGATGATTTCTATACAAAAGAAAAAACACCTACTTTCACGAAAGAAAGGAGGTGTAAGTATGGAAATTTTAAAGTTATTATTAAATAACTCTGATGCTATAATCATTAGCATCATCGGAGCATTTATTTATGATAAATTAAAAATCACTCTTACTGGCAATAAGAGTGATTCTAATAAATAAAAACATGTATTTATAGAAATCACACTCTATTCCACTAGATTATAATTTCTCTTTTTTATTTCTATGTTTTTATTATACTACAAAATGCAGAAAAATACACAGTATATATTTTAATGTATTTTTTTCATATTATTATAATATATTTATACTATTCTTGAGTTTCCGATTTAACAATTATTATTTTGCCATCTTCACAAACTACATCAATGAACTTATTTTCTTCATCGATTCCTAATTCTCTAACCATTGTTATTGGAAGAGTTAGTTTTGCACTAACTCCACCATTTCCACCTTTATTAAAATTTACTTTTAATCTTTTTTTACTCATTTTTAATCTCCTATAAAAATATTTGTAGAACTATATTTACTATTGCTAATGCAATTGATATTTTTAATAATTTATTTGTATCGTTCATAGTACATTGTGGTATAATGAAAGAAAACTTATATACTTAAGGGCTTTCGCCCCTAAGTATTAGAAAAACTTATCTAGTATAGTATTTACTATGCTAAGTATTTCTATCAAAAGAAGAATTCGAGCCGTCGCAAGTTCTGTGTTCTTCTTTTTTTTCTTTTGTTCAGGCTGTTTCTGAGTGTTGTTTTTGTTTTCTTCCATAATCATACTCCTCGTAAAATGGCTTATTCTTATGCTGGAAACACATCCCCTCCAGTATGTACCTGCATGTTT